ATTTGGCAAAAGAAATTTCTCGAGTACAGAGAAGTTTGGACCGCTGGAATGGCTGGAGGTTTTTCTAATTTACTCAGGATGGCAGACGATAAAATTGGATGCCCTCTTAAATATGAACAGATTTTAGATATTCTATCGCAAGAAGCTCTGGATAAGTTTTTCGGCCGTACACCGATTAATATGCCAACTCCAGATAAGGACAGGTTAGATGAAATTATTAGAGTGAGACCTGATTCTAGCCCGGGTTTGTTCACTAAGACACTCTTTGGCCCGAAAAGATTTGACTCTCTTAATAACTCAACTATCATCTCTAAAACATTTCTCAACTTGCTTGAGGAAAGAGGTTTTGGTAACTGGACGCTTTGGGAGATTTTAGGTCGCGAGAAAGCCATGAAAACGACCGATAACTTTCAAGAGGTCAATACCAGATTGGTCCTTAACATGGAGGAGCCTTTATTGCTCATTAACTTATTGTATGCCCAGCCAATCACGCGCGCAATTTCGGCTGATTTGCATAATAATGTATTCATAGGAAAAACTTTCGATTTGAAGACGATACAATATCTTTGTTCTAAAGAGAAACATTATGATTGTATTGTTGAAGCAGATTGGAAGAACTTTGATGTGTATATCACTAAGGATTTGATACAAGTAGCGATAGCTATACTTTCTCAAGCATATGTTGATACTAAAGAAAACAGGCATGCTTTTCTATATGTATTTCATTCATTTATCAATAAGTATGTTGCTATACAACCAGGATTTGTATACAAGATCACGAAAGGTATTCCGAGTGGACATCCCTTTACGAGTCTTGTTGGATCATATGTTAATATTATCTTATGGTGTATCATAGGGTATGAACTGTTTGGTCCGGACTTTCATCTTTATATGGAAATCATTGTTTCAGGAGATGATTGTTATATCTTATTTAAGTTCATTCCAAACCTTAAGGAACGCATTGAAGACATTTGTGAAAGAATTCTTAGAATGAAGATCAAAGACATCAAAATATATCCCACTAATATTGATGAAGATATTGACCTTAGGCCAACACTTCTCAAAAGAAGATTTCTACCTTCAGGATTTCTGACTTGGGATTATGAGAGTATGATTGAGAAGTTAATGTACCCTGGTAGCTATAAGGAGTTCATTAATGACAGAGTAGATGTAGCAACACAGTATGTTTTTACCTCACCGCTTGATTTAAACATTCATGATTTTCTTGAACGTTATATTCAATTTGTGATACGTAATTCCATCGATTCAAGTAACTACAGATGCTTTTCTCATTTCTTCATGACAACCTATAAAAATGGTCTAGACAAATTGCTGGGCGGTAGATCTATGTGTATCAATACCATTGCTCAAGATATCAATTTTGACAGTTATAGTGGTAGAAAATACTTTAGATTT